GCCGTTAGTGGATATCGGCGCGTTCAAGCGCCGGCTCGTGCTGGAGACGCCAGTGGAGACCGGCGACGGGGCGGGCGGGGTGACACGCGGCTATGCGGACGAAACGACGCTCTGGGCGCAGGTGACACCGCTCTCCGCACACAACGACGTCGCAGCGGACAGCTTCGGCGCAGTCGTACGCTTTCGCATCGTCATCCGTGCACGAGGGGGCATCAGCATGCGGCATCGTTTCCGCGAGGGGGCGCGAGTCTATCGGATCGTTGCCGTGCGCGAGAGTGCCGACCGCCGCTTCCTCGAGATCGACGCAGAAGCGCGCGCCGATTAGCGCTCGGCGCGCTGACCTGCAGCCCTCCAGATCCCTGATTTCAGACACGAGGCCTTTTATGCCGACTGCCGCTTCCGCGGCGCTGCGTGCCGCCGTGCACGACGCGCTGACGAACAATCCCGCGCTCATTGCCGCGCTAGGCGGGACAAAAATCTACGACGAGCCGCCGCGCGAAGCGGCGTTTCCCTATGTCACGCTCGGTGAGATGCGCGTTGCGAATTTTTCCAGTGGCAGCGAGCCGGGGCTCGAGCATCAGCTGACGCTGCATGCCTGGTCGCGGCAGGGCGGGCAGCGCGAGGCACATGTTATTGCGGACGCGCTCCTGCAGGCCCTTGACGACGCACCGCTGGCGCTTTCCGGCCACCGCCTGGTCAATTTCCGCTTCGCCGTCGCCGATGTGCGGCGCGAGGCCGACGGCCGCACTTATCACGCGCTGGTGCGCTTCCGCGCGGTGACGGAACCGGAATAAGCCTGCGTTCGGGCAATGCGCGCCCGTTGCCGACTCGCGTATGATGCGAGAAAGGAGCGGCGACACTTATGCGTCAACTGATCGGAAAAATAGCGATCAAGGGCAAAGTGCTGGTCGAGGAGGTTTATCTCTCCGAGCAGGTTCGCTGTATTGAATGCCAGAAGATGGTGCCGATCGGCGTCGAAGTCGTGAGGGTGCAAAAGGAGGGGGAGAAAAAGAAGGTCCTCAAACGCACCTTTCATTGCCGCGCCCATGCCGGCGACTATGAATCGCGAGCGCGCGGCGAAGGCTGAGTCGGAGCTGCGAAGCGTTTTTACGCCGCGTGCGAGGTGCTTTGGTTCGGACTGCCGCCGGGCCCAATAATCGTTTCCAGCATGACGCGCAGTTGTTCGCTGGTAAACGGTTTCTGCAGCAGCGGAATGCCCGCGTGCCGTTCCTTCATCGGGTGGTCGTATCCGGTCACGAATGCAAAGGGGATGTCTTTCGCGAGCAGGATGTCCGCAATCTCGTTGCCGTGCTTCTGTTCGTCGATGCCGATATTCACAAGCGCGCCGTCGAAGTTGTCCTTCGAGATTTCGTTGAGTGCCGACGGCAACCGATGCGCGACCTTGGTCACGGTGTAGCCGAGATCGGCGACCATGTCGTGAAGCATCTCGCCAATGAGAAAGTCGTTCTCGATGATAAGGATGCGCGGCGCACGCGTCGGAGTGTCAGTCATCAGATGGTGCCGTTTGCGATGCCTAGGCAGGACTATAGCCTGCGTGGGCGTCTCCCCGTATCACCATAGCAACCTGCCTGAGCGATACGGCAGCTTTGCGACGACAGGTTCGCGGCGTTAAAAAGCGTCGAACGGGCGCCCTATCGACGTACCTGCGATGGTGCGCACGTCGGATTCAGTTTCGGCAGAGTCGCAAAGCCGACATAGGAACGACCGTCGTGCATGGACGTTTTGGCCAGGATTGCGAATGGCCTGACTCACACACGATGACGCCCCGGGCCATAAGCAATCACTCCAACGGAGAAGGCCGCGACGGCGGAAGTAGCCACGCGGCCTTTTTCCTATTTGTGCATTGATGCCGCGTAATGTCAGATTTTCTGAATGGTTGAGACTGCGCTTATTCATTCGAGGCATGAAACAAAGCCTCGTAACTCAACCGCACGGTCTCGTAACATTCGCAGGCCGTTTCGCGCAGGGCCGCAATATTCGTCAGCTTTATTTGGCCGCGCGCGTAGTTGATCATGCCGGCCTGCTGCAGAGTATGTGCAACCACCGACAGCGACAGACGGGGAACTGCAGGAAGCACATGATTACCCACGAAGGGGCTAGTTATGCGCGACTTCCATTACGATCCGGGCAAACTGGAAATAGCTCACCCGACCTGCACACGGTGTGGCGCGCCGATGTGGCTGACGCGCATCGAACCCGACAAGCCAGATCACGACCGCCGCACCTTTGAGTGCAAGGCGTGCAGAAAAACCGTGGTCGAGGTCGTCAAATACAGATAGCCCGGGAAGTTCCCGGCAAAGCGATGCCGGGCGCCTCTTGGAAATCCGGGCCGGCACACCTACATACCTGACCGGCTCCACGGCTTTGCCGTGGCTATTTTTCCATCCGCGCAACTGTTGCGTGCGCGCCGCCGCGAGCGGCTGTGCCTGCGCGGAGTCTTATGGTGAGCAGAATGCGGCATCGCCGTCGCCGGGTCTTCATCGACACCCAAAAGGGGCGCGTCAGCGCCGGCTTCACCGTGGCCGCGGAAGCGGACGCGGCCGACGTCTCGATGCGCCTGCGCGAGCGCGGCTGGATCGCCTACCGTCTGCGGCTCGAAGCCGAGCAGCATGCCTGGGTCGCGACCGTCATCGACTGGACGCGCCGCGCCGCCTGATGTGGCCAAGGATTTTGTGGAGGAAACGCGTGCCTCGCGTCAGCGAGACGCCAGCGGTAAGCGCCGCTCTCAAGGAAGCGGAATGACATCGGACGGGAAGTGCTTCATGTCGACGGGCTGCGCGACATGGAGATCGTAGGTCGGCACTGCGTATTTCACTGAGTCGCCCAGACTCAGCTTGCCGGTAGATACAACCGACTTGACGGCAAAAATGCCAAGCACGGCGACGATCAAAACGGTCAAACTTTTGCGCATAAGAAAATCCTGCTTGGCCAGTAGATCTGACAATCGTGAGGCGAACGGCGAACCTGCTACACGGGGGCAGTTACTGGGCGGTTAAAACTTCTTCTGCGTCGTAGTTATTTGTCACTCGCGCGGCATGCAAGCGCGGCAGCTTTCGCTCACATGCTGTTGAAGCGCGCGTCATCGTCGGCAGCGATCGCAAAAGGCGCTGCATTTCATGGGTGAAATACGAGTCAATCACAAATCAATCACCAGCCATGCGCGGCGTGGGCCCGCATGCTGCAAAACGAGAATGGCGCTGTCGCGTAACTCCAACTTCAAAAGTTAATGCTGAAAGGACACCAATGACGGCTCAAAAGGGCAAGGATCTGCTCATCAAGATCGCCGACAGCGCGGGCTATGCGACCGTCGCCGGACTGCGCACGCGACGGCTTGCGTTCAACGCCGAGACCGTGGACGTCACGCACGCCGAAAGCGCCAACCGCTGGCGCGAATTGCTCGATGGCGCGGGCGTCAAGCGTGCCGCAGTGTCGGGCCGAGGTTTGTTCAAGGATGCTTCCAGCGATGCGCTGATGCGGCAGACATTCTTCGACGGCCGCATTGCCAGCTACCAGGTCGTGATTCCGTCATTCGGCACCGTGCAGGGGCCGTTTCAGATCACCAGCCTCGAGTTTGCCGGCGAGCACAATGGTGAAGTGACTTACGACGTGGCGCTCGAATCCGCCGGTGAACTGACATTTGCCGCCGAGGCGTGAGGGCGGCCGCTTATCCGGGTCTCACCAGCGATCGGAGTTGTCGCGGGCGAGCGCGACGATCGCCCGTTCGGACAAATCGTAGAGATGTCCGCAGTCGCAGCCGAACGTCACCGTGCGGTCGTCGCCGGCAGGCTCGATTGCAGCGACCTGCATGCGCTGGCCGCATTTCGGGCAGGCGATATTCGGAATGGCCGGATCGGGTTGATGCGTGAGCGTCGACGCCACCATGACAAGACCCCGCTCGATGTTCGATTTCGGGCGCAGGCTGCGCCCGTTCGGAATCGGGTACCACTCATTTTTCCGTGACTATCGGATGCAAGCGACTGTTTTTGGAGGAACCATGGCCAACCGCCATCGCGGCGAAATCGAGGCCGACATCGGCGGCGCACGACGGCGGCTCGTTCTGACGCTCGGCGCGCTCGCGGAACTCGAAGATGCCTTTGGCGCCGAGGATCTCGTGGCGCTGACCGAGCGCTTCGGCTCGGGCAGGCTGAAGGCTCGCGACCTGACACGCATTATCGGCGCAGGGCTGCGCGGGGCCGGTGCGGTGGTAACTGACGACGACGTTGCCGTCATGGCGGTCGAGGGAGGCGCGCTGGGCTATGTGCGTATTGCGGCCGAGCTTATCCGGGCGACGTTCGGGGAGGAGGGCGCTTGACGCCTTTCCCATGGAAACAGGCGATCGGCTTCGGACTTGGCGTGCTTCGCCTTTCACCACAGCAGTTCTGGTCGATGACGCCACGCGAGCTCGGCTACGCCATTGAGGCCGTTGCCGGCCGATCGCCGCCGCTCGACCGCCACACGTTAACGCAATTAATGTCGAGATATCCCGATGACGTTCCTGCATGACAGAATCACCGAACGTGACGAATTGCCGAACGGTCTTGATGATTTCGGCAGGACGACCGATCGAGCGCGCGCGAGCACGAACGCGCTCGGCGTCAGCGCCGCGGGCTTCGCCAGAGTGATGAGCAAGGCCTTTGCCGACGCGACGACCGGCGGCAAAAAGTTTGACGACGTGCTCCGGCAGCTGGCGCTGCGGCTCTCGGACATGGCTGTCACGCAAGCCTTCCAGCCACTCGCGCGAAATATTGCCGGCGGAGTCGGTGACCTTTTTGGCCGCGTCCAAATGAATGGGCTCACAGCATTCGCGGCTGGCGGCGTGATCTCCGCGCCGACCTACTTTCCGCTGGGATCAGGCGGACTCGGAGTTGCGGGCGAGGCGGGACCCGAGGCGATCCTGCCGCTCGCCCGCGGACGCGATGGACGACTCGGCGTCGCAATGAGCGGCGTTGGTGCGGCGACGACCGTCAGTGTGCACATCGCTACACCGGACGTGGAAAGCTTTCGCCGCTCGGACGCCTATAT